CAGGGGTGCAGATTTGGGCATGGATTTATTTATTTTCAAATTCAAAATGGCTCAAGCACGTAGCTGGTGCGGTACCCTTCAATTAAGCGAGTCTGGCTTCGATGGCCAGGCTTACTTATCGAGGCTACTGGGAAAAGGCGTTCGATACGGCATTGGGCAAGTGGAAATGGGTTCTCATCTGCATTTTCAATTCTATGTGCAGTTCGGTAGTGCGAAGCGTTTGGCGTGGATGAAGGCGAATATTGATGAGCATGCGCATTGGGAAGCTGCGAGAGGAAGTGCGGAGCAGAATAAAACGTACTGTACCAAGGAGGAGACTCGTGTAAACGGGCCTTGGGAAGTGGGTGAAATGGCGACGCAGGGACAGCAGCGTGGTCTCCAAGAGGCAACAAACATGATCGTAGGCGGCTCTCCTATTCAGGAGGTCGCCAGTCGATTTCCCGTCGTGTGGGTGCGACATGGGCGTGGCCTCTGTGATCTGCGCAAGCAGCTCAACCTCGAGCAAGACAGGCGCGAGTTTGGACCTGGCGGACCAGAACTCTGGGTTCTCTGGGGTCCTAGCGGAACTGGAAAGTCCCGCTATGTCAAGGAACACTGGCCGGACGCATTCTGGAAGCCGCCCTACCACCAGTGGTGGGACGGCTATTCAGGCCATCAGACTGTCGTTCTGGATGACTTTCAGGACGGATCCATGCGTCTGACCGACCTACAACGTCTCCTTGACTGGTATCCGCTGTGGGTCGAGGTCAAGGGCGGCAGTGTGCCGATGCTCGCCACACGCTACGTCATCACGTCCAACACGGATCCAGCATGGTGGTACGCAAAGAGCGACACGCACGGGACGATCATGAGGCGCATCAGGGACTTCGCTGAGCAGCACGGGCGTTTACTGCATTTCCCGCTTTCGAGGGCAGCAACAGATGGTGAAGCAACACCGCAACCTCTGGAGGGGTTTGCTGAGCTCCCAGACTGGCTGAACACGTTCCATTAGAGTGAATTTCAAAGATTGAGTCTGGGACATGGTACGAAGTTCCAGGTAATACTACGCTGGAACTTCGGCCTCATTCCAGCGTAGAAATAAAAATGCGACGCTGGAGATACCACAAAGGCGGTTGGCGTCCCAGAACCATAAGACGGAGACGTTTCCGTCGATACCGTCGATACGGGACCAGATACCGGCCTCGGTACGGAGGTCGTGGCTCATCCACAAAAAGCGGTCTAGTGAAACTAACACTAGAATCAACGTGGATAACCGCATCAGCAGGAGAAAATGCAATAGAATACCAAGCATTCAGATTTAGTCCTCTGGACATCCCAGGATTCAGCGACTACCAAACAGTTTACACACAATTCAGACTGCTAAAATGCAGGCTGGACGTAAGCAGATCACTCCCATCAGGAGATAGTGCAATTCCTCCTACAGACAACTACCTAATGGTTCCAAGCAGACCATTTGCACAAGCCGCCGGGCCAATCCAACAGAATCCAGCAAACCCGGGAGCAGTGACAGAAGCTAATTACGTGCCTCCACAGAGAGAAAGTGCACTGCGTCAGACGAGATGGCAAAAAGTGATATATCCATCATCAATCACACAAAAAGTGCACACCTCTTTCAAGCCATACACAATGATAGCAGGCTACGGTCCGACATCAGGATCAGGCGGAACCGGTGCAGATACAGCTGCCGCAACAACAATATGGCAGCGCGTCTGGGAAGGCTACAAATGGATGCCATTTACATGGATGGGTGGCATGAACACCAATGGAATAACCAGACGACTCCTATTCTGGGGACCATTCATGGTCCAAAACGCCCCTGATCAAACAGTCAGACAAGCAGTACACAACTGTACACTCACACTATACGTGCAGTTTAGGGGACAAAAGTGAATGCCAATTTGGGTTACGGTTTACTACAAACAGGGAGCCTTGGGGCACATGGGTGCTGGCCAGATACGTCTGGCAACAGTCTAGGTTCGATTCCTAGATGCCTCGTTTTCCAAGATGCCCAGGGGTGCAGATTTGGGCATGGATTTATTTATTTTCAAATTCAAAATGGCTCAAGCACGTAGCTGGTGCGGTACCCTTCAATTAAGCGAGTCTGGCTTCGATGGCCAGGCTTACTTATCG